GGCGTTGATTCAGGCATATGCCGACAGCGTGACTGGAGCGCCAGCAAAAAACTAAAAGCCGCCGCCGAGTATTGGGCAAAAGGCGGCGTTGTTGACGAGCGCGAGGCTGACCTCAGGGCTTTAGGTGCAAGTCCTGAGCAGATCGCTGCAGCACTGGCAAACAACAAGCCAAACGACTGCGAAGTTTGGGAGGAGAACTGGGACATTGTGCTCATGTTTATCCGCATGTCTACGCAGTGGCACACAAGTATGGCTGGGTTGACCGGAATGAACTACCCGGGCTTGCAATGGCTATGTAAGCTGTATGCAGTCAAAGATCCTGTCGCCACATTTGAAGGCGTCCAGGTCATGGAAATGGCTGCCCTTGCCGTTTTGAATGCGAGCCGCAAATGAGCCAAGTCACTGAACTGCTTGTACGCATTAGGCAGCAAGGTGACGATCAACTCGTCAAGCTGCAGAACACCTTCAAGACGCTTGGACAGCAGACTGCGGCAGCAAATGTAAATTTTAAAGAACTGGCGCAGGAACTCAAAAAAGTACAGGCAGGTTCAGCGCAAAGCATTAATAATCTCAAAGGTTACGCATCTGCTTGGCGTGAAATTGCTAATAGCGTTGATACAACATCGGATGAGTTTCGTATCGCCCGCCAAGAAGCTGATGCTCTGGATGCAAAGTTAAACGGTTTTCAGAACAATCAAAAGGCAGTTGCTAATAATTTTCGAAACATTGCAACTGCCGCCAATCAAGCTTCTGCAGCAATTAGAACAACGAATGGCTTGATTCGTGATCCACTAACAGGAGCATATCGCGGAACGCCTGGAGTGACACAATATGGCGCTCCAATTGGTCCTGTAGCACCACCTGATTATGCGGGTCGGATTGCTCAACAACAACGCGAGGCAAATCAACAAACGGCACGTGATGCAAGACGGCGAGAAAAGCTAGAACAACGTGCTGCTTATGGAGGAGAAGTATTAGGCACACGTGATCCACGTACTGGTGCTTTGATAGCTGGTGGTTTTGGTCCTTTTCAAAATGTTGGCACCGCATTTCCAAGACCCATTGGACCTGTTCAACCATCTCCCATACGTCGTGCCACCGCATTTTTGCCAGGAATAGCAAGAACAGCCGGTGCTGTTTCTGCCGCAGGGATTTTTGGTGGATTTGAAGGCTTGGCTGGTGCTGGTATTGGCGCTGCATTTGGCGGTCCATTGGGAGCCGCTACTGGCGGTGCCATTGGTGCTCAAGTTGGGATGGCAAGGCAAGCTCTTGGTGGGGCAGCTACTTACACGGCAAATATTAATAAGCAACGGACTGCACTTGCTGGTCTCACCAAGAGTTATGGTGAATATCGGAGTGCACTAAAACAGGTAGAAGGTCTTTCTACTCAATTTGCAATTCCGCAGGAGATTGTTACTCGTCAATTCACCAAGCTTGCTGCATCTGTCATCGGCGCTGGCGGCACTCTTAAAGATGCTGAGAAAGCATTCCGTGGTGTTGCGGCTGGTGTACGTGGTACTGGTGGAAGCCTTCAAGATCTTGATTCTGCGTTGACTGCTACTGCGCAGGTGTTCAGCAAGGGCAAGGTATCTGCAGAAGAACTTCGTCAGCAAATTGGCGAACGTTTGCCTGGCGCATTTACTTTGTTTGCGCAGTCGTTAAACATGACGCCTGCTGAACTTGATAAAGCTCTGGAAGACGGCAAGGTTACTCTGCAAGACTTTATGAAGTTTTCAGATAAACTATTCCAGCAATTTGGCAAATCTTCTGAGGCTATTGTTAATAGCCCTGCCGCTGCTGGAGACAGGCTACAACTGCAGTTGTCTAAATTGCAAGAAAACATTGGCAGACTGCTTGCACCTATTGGCGCTGCTTTCCAAAATACTTTTGCCGGTATTGTCGTTGCAATTAACCAGGCAATTAGTGCTCTAGTTCGCTTCTTCAATCTAAATGCTGCTGACAGGGTTGAGGAGTATCAAAAACAAGTTAAAGACCTTGTGAAGGCAGAAAGTGAGGCTACCGGTAAAGCGAGAATGAGACTTGGCATCCAGTTGTCTACTGCTCGCGCCAACTTAAAACTTGCTCAAGATCAACGAAATTTGCAAATGGCTGGGGCGGGCACGGGCGCTAAGCCTGATGGTTTGCCTGGTGCCGAAACAGGTGCTGGCAGTGAGGCAAAAACCAAGAAAGCAAAAGAAGCTGTTGAAATTAGCAAAAAAGAAGCAGCTTTGCGTGTACAGATTTCTCTTGCAAGACGCCAAGAAGATGAACTGACTGCAGATTATCTGACAAAGGAATTAAAAATTCTTAACATCAACGAAGAACTAAGAACGAATAAAATTGGCGCCCTTAATGCAGATACCCAGAGAACGGAGGCGTTAGATGAATACACCAGAAGCCTTAATAAACAAAGAAATGCAATGGTTGATCTTTTGTTTGCTGTAGAAAAGAGCAGAAAAGATGAAAAAAATCAACTAGAAGACATTGCCGTTCAATATGGAATAATCAACGCAAAACAAGCAGAGCAGCTTAACTTTGATCGGCAAATTAATGAGTTGGTTGAAAAAAGACAGTACTCTTTAAACAAAGAAAAAATTGACGAACTAATTGGAAAACTCAAAGAATTAAAAGAGATAGCCAAAACTTTTGGCGGACAAGTTGCAAAATCTTTTGCTGAAGTTGTTCGTTCGTCTGGTGATCTTGCGGCAAACCTTGGTCAAACTCTGGGCAATGCTTTTCTTGGTCTTGGCGATGTATTGACTGAATTTGTCACCACTGGCAAGGCAAGCTTTGCTGATTTCGCTCGTTCCGTATTGGCTGACATGAGCAGAATCCTGATTCAATTTGCAATGTTCCAAACCTTGAAATCAATTGTGCCGGGTGGTAGCGCACTTGGTAAGTTTCTTGGTTTTGCAAACGGTGGCATCATGACTGCCAATGGTCCGCTTGATTTAAAGCGTTACGCCGCTGGTGGTATCGCTTCTAGCCCGCAGCTTGCCATGTTTGGTGAAGGCAGCCGCCCTGAAGCCTATGTGCCTCTTCCTGACGGTCGCAGCATCCCTGTAACGATGCGTGGTGGTGGCGGTGGCAATGTCACCGTGAATGTGGATGCAAGCGGCAGCAGCGTTGAAGGCGATGGTCCGAAAGCAAATATGCTTGGTAAGGCAATTGGCATTGCTGTACAGCAAGAACTCGTTAAACAAAAACGCCCTGGAGGCTTGTTGGCGTAATGGCTACTTTTAATGATGCAACTGTTGGCACCAGCGCAGGCGGTACAACGCCCAACTTTGGTGCAGTGCGTAAAAGTCAACCTGTTGTGCGCAAAGTGCAGTTTGGTGACGGATATGAACAACGTTTGACATACGGATTGAATCAAAATCCACGTGTTTGGGATCTAACTTGGACTGCAAAAGACAGCACTGATGCAGATGCCATTGAGGCATTTTTTGACGCACGCGCTGCTGACAACGCAAGCTTTGATTGGACGCCACTAGACGAAGCAACTGCCTATAAATGGGTTGTTGAAAGTTGGTCGCGTGATTTCCAATATGCAAATGTAAATACGATCAATGCCACTTTCCGTCAGGTCTTTGAACCGTAATGGCATACGCACCCTGGACTGCTAGCACTGCCTTTGCCGTTGGCAACATCCGGCGTTCTACAACGCTGCAGGCATCAGGTCTGGTTTTCCAATGCACGGTAGCTGGCACCAGTGGCGCCACTGAACCTGTCTGGGCAACAGACGTTGGCAGTTACATCACCGATAACACCGTTACCTGGGTTGCGATTGCTAGCAGCTACGAGGATCTAGCTGCCATTGCACCGAGTGCAATTATTGAGTTGTTTGAGCTGACGTTGGACACAACGTTGCACGGTAGCAACGACACGTATCGCTTCCATAACGGCGCTAACGCTAACGTCAGCGGCAACATCGTCTGGAACGGCAACTCATACACCCGCCTACCAGTGAAAGCGGAGGGCTTTGAATACACCAACACCGGCACACTGCCGCGCCCCACGCTGACCATCGCCAACCTAGACGGCACGATGACAACATTGCTGTTGCTCGTGAATGCCACCACAGCAGGCAATGACCTTGGTGGCGCCACCGTCAAGCGCATCCGCACACTGAAAAAATATTTAGACGGTCAAGCAGCAGCAGATCCCCACGCCAAATTCCCAGATGAGGTTTGGTTTATAGATCGCAAGGCAAGCGAAACCCGCGATAGCGTCAGCTTTGAGCTTGCTAGCAAATTTGATCTTGCTGGTGTGATGATCCCTAAGCGGCAGATCATCGCCAACATCTGCCAATGGCAGTACCGCAGCACGGAGTGCAGCTACACAGGTTCCACTTACTTCAATGTCAACGATCAGTCTGTTGCCACGCTGGCTGCCGACAAATGCGGCAAACGCCTCAGCTCGTGCAAGCTGCGGTTTGGCGCCACGGCTGAATTACCCTTTGGCTCGTTCCCCGGTGCAGGCTTGACCGAATGAATCTGTCAAAAACCATCCAGCAGCAGGCACTGGAGCACGCCAAGGCTGAGTTCCCTGTTGAATCCTGCGGGCTTGTTGCTGTCATCAAAGGACGCAAGCGGTATTTTCCATGCCGCAATCTGGCAGAAACCCCAGATGAGCACTTTGTCCTGGATCCGCTGCAGTACGCCGAGATTGAGGATCAGGGCGAAATCGTGGCGGTAGTCCATAGCCACCCCAAGACCAACCACGCTCCATCACAGGCTGATCGCGTCGCGTGCGAAAAATCCGGGCTGCCCTGGCACATCGTCAATCCCCAGACCGAGTTGTGGGGCTACTGCGAGCCTGATGGATTCGAGCTGCCTTACGTCGGGCGTGAGTTTGTGTTCGGCATTGTCGATTGCTACAGCCTTTGCAGGGACTGGTACAAGCGAGAGTTTGGACTGGATCTGAAGGACTACGACCGCCGCGATCAGTTCTGGCTCAAGGGCGAGAGCCTGTACATGGACAACTTCGCCAAGGAGGGCTTCCACCAAATACCACTGGATGAGCTGCAGTACGGTGACGCCATCTTGATGCACATGGAGTCATCGCTGCCCAACCATGCGGCAGTGTACCTGGGCGATCAGTTGATGATCCATCACCTGCAGAGGCGGCTCAGTAGCAGGGATCTGTACGGCGGTTATTATTTGAAGAGCACTGCCTGCGCCCTTCGGCATGAAAGTCGTTAAGGTCTACGGCGCACTCCGCAAAAAGCTGGGGCAATGCCGTTTTGAATTTGACGCAGAAACGCCCGCGCAGGCATTTAAGGCGTTGTGTGTCAACTTTCCCGGGCTAGATACGTGGCTATTGAATAGCGAAAAGGATGGCGTTAGCTATCGAGTAAGTATTGGCAAAGAGAAGATTGATGAAAACAATGCAGTGCTTGCGGGTTGCCCATGGAGTGAACGTGAGGTTTTGAGTATCACTCCAGTGATTGCAGGTGCGGGTGGCGGTGGTGCGCAAATCGGGATTGGTATTGGATTAGTCGCGTTAGCAATTCTTGCAGGTCCAGTGGCAGGAGGGTTTCTTGGACTTGGTGCGGGCTTAAGTGGGACTGCTAGCGGCGTAGCTGTTTCGGGTTTAATTGGTGGTGCAGCGGCGTCTGCAATCGGCTTTGTTGGATTATCGCTCGTTATTGGTGGCATTGCTCAGGCTATTTCTCCTGCTCCAGTGCAATCAACATCCACTTTTGAACGTGGTCGTGAAGCAGCAAAAATGGAGTCATTTACCTTCAGCGGTATCGTCAACACTGCAAAACAAGGACTTCCAGTGCCTATCGCTTACGGGCGTTGTTTTGTAGGTTCTGCTGTCCTCTCCAGTGGGCTTGACGTGGATCAACAGATATGACACGGATTGTTGGTGCTGGTGGCGGCGGTGGTGGCGGCGGTTGCTTTTTAGGGCATACCCTGATCGCCACACCAAGCGGTGAACGCCGGATTGATGAGCTGCAGCCAGGTGATTTGGTCTGGAGCTTTGACCACGACGGCAAGATCCATGAAGCTGCAGTGCTCAAGGTCCATGAGCACCACAACGAACCTG